GTTTCCCAGTCACGATCAAAGAATGAAAAGCTGTTATCGGTGCCTCTATCAAGCTTAGCATTACCGCCGTTTCTTAACGTTTGAACAATGCTGTCTCTTGCTGATACATGATACTTAACAAAACTTGTTTCATCTTTAGGTAGAAACTTATCTATCCTTGGAGACTCGGCCAGTAAATCATTATCATCGGCGAAGAGCATATTAAGCCCTCTAAATGTTGCCGTAAAGTCTATGTCTGCTGTGATTCTTACCCAGAATAGGTCTTTTCCATTAATGGTCTGCGATGCCCATGTCTCGTTGTCACGGTCCCAATTGATAAAGCCCGATCTTGTAAAGCTCTTAGTTTGATCAATAACATCTAAAGCAGTAAAGGTTGTACCGTTGCTTATTTCAAATGTTAGTGCCGCACCCTCAATCTGGGCAGTGGTTAACTCAGCAAAGATCTGATTAAAAGGTTTGTATAGTCCCAATAGCAAGGCATCTTCAGCAGCTACAAAGGTAATCGCTGTATCATCTCTTAAGTAGTCGCGCATATCATTGCTTAGGTCAACAAAAGAAGCGTTATCATCATGGAATACAAATAGATCATCATTTAGCATTTGAAACTTCCTTTGGTTTGCAGTCTAAATCCTTGTAGACATCTGCTGTATTCATTGACCAAAACAAATGACCCAATAACATACCAAATAACAACACCATTAAGGGATACTTTTTGCCACCCCTGATAATGTACGCAGATATTGATTCGTGCTTACCTTCTTTATAGATAATATAAACATCGTAAAGGATTAACAACAGACCTGCACAGATTAAAACTATTATAGTTGCACTCATGATGTAACCTCGTTTAGTTCTACGTTTAAACCCACGTGTGATGTTGCTAACGACCAATTGGTTATCTCGACCCTAACAAGCATGCCTATATAGAGGTCCGCATCATATTTAGAATAAAAACGATGAAAACCCTTTGCTATACAGCAGTTAAATGAAAACTGATTTAACTCATAATTCGCGCCGAATGTCTCAACGGGAGCGCCTGAATAAATATTGTCCTCAGTGTCAAGCACATATAGACTTGCGCTGTGATTATCACCCGCCCCTACAACTTCCATTGCTTCAATTTTTACCCATGGATATCCTATTTCAATATCAATTACTTCTGTAGCACCGGCCAGTATCTCTATAAAGGGGCTCTCGGTATCTTCAAAGCCTGAGTGCATTCTTTTGAAAAACTTATTACCGTCAATGTCATACTTTGCTGCAAATGGTTCAGATATCACTATCTCGCTTTGTAACTCACTTAAATTGCCCTTGGTTTTTCTAGCGGAGATAACATCTAGCTCACCATATTTTATATAAGATCTAAATTGATCTTCATTGCCAGTGTTAACCCTAATAATATATTGCTCAGACTCTTCAAGAGTATCCTCATCCTTCCAAAGCAAAGCGGCTGAGTTAATCTCTTGATCTTTTTCCAGTAATTTATCTTTATTAATTGCTATATATTTTTTCATGTAGGTATCTCTGTGTCCCTGTTGGTTGCATCCATGTTAACTAATGTTGCGTCCTGGGCAGATGGTCCTTGGTCTGGCATGGTTGGTGAATTTAAAGCATCACCGCATCTATACCAATTCAAAAGGTTTGCTGCTGCCGAGTGAGAATCTAAATCAAGAGCAGCGCCAGAGTTATAGAGTTCAGTTACTTCGGCCGGTGAAAGCTGCTTATCCCAAATAGAAACTTCATCTATGTTTCCTTCAGAGTAAACCATCGAACCATCATCAAGACCTATATTTAAATCCCTGTCAATTGAAGATATTGATGCCGGCCATGTTGGTACTGCCCCTGGTGTTAGTATGGAGCCGTTGCGATACATTTTAACTCTGTCAGCGTTTGTAACCTTAGTACCATCGTAAGCAAGGACAATCATTTCCCAGCCAGTGTTGTTGCTCACATGTTGCATATTAACACCGTCTACAACGGCATAGATGCTTCCATTACTATTTCTAACAATCTTAACCCTGCTTGAGTTCGCTAGATTCGATTGAGAAACATCTAATCTTTCACCTGTAGTTAATCTGTAAAACCAAGCTGCTATAGTAAATTGGTCAAGACCGGAGAGATCTACGGGCGTGCTTATATATTCGTCTACGCCATTAAAGTTTAATGAGTACATGTTGTTAAAATCAAAGTTAACGATATTGGCGGCGGCCATGTTCTCCATACTCATATCGTTAGAAGCTACTTGATCAGTTAGGGTTGGGTAGGTATCTCCGTCTCCCATTCTCCACCAAGATATAAGACTTGAAGAGCTTGTCATGTTGGCAACGTTAGCTGGAGTTCCAAAGTTGTATAGCTCTTGAGTTCTTAGTGTTGTTAGAGGGAAATTGTAGATTGATAATTCATCTATAAGACCGTCATAAAATGCTGTTTCAGGCAGTGTGGTATCACCTCTAGCACCCGCCCTTAATGGTTCATCTGATGTATCAAACAAAGAAGTAATAACTGTTACATCATCAATATCTTCAGCGGAATTAACCCATGTTTTAATGGTTTGATTCGTGCCGTCAAAAGCAAAGGCAATGTGAGTTTTTACCCCTGTTAAGACGTCTAGCGTTCCGGTAAATGATTCTTGAGCTACACCATTTCCAGATATAAAAATATTAAGCTTACCACCTGTTGTGATGTTAAACCTATATGCTCTTTTACCATTGGCACCAAACTCGGATAGCACGCATGTCTCTCCAGTTAGCGTTGTTGGTGTTACCCACATACTTGCAGAGAATTCAGCTAGACCGCTAAAAGATGCATCGTAAGGAGCTTCTGTGTGCTGATCAGTACCGTTATAGGTAACCGCCTTAGTGTTGATAAAGGGTGCTGCTGGTGTTTGATTAATATCTATTATAAATGCTTTAGAGAATTCTTTGTTATTTATGTCGGTAACTTTAATTGTTACTGAGTGTTGTGGTTGCGTAAAATAGTCTACTGGATTATCTGTTATAAGCGCGTTATCTAGTATCGCAAATTTATCATCTGGGTCATCTGAGATCGTAAAAAGAAATGGGCCAACGCCGCCATCAGGTACTAGATACCCAACAACACTTCCAACATTTGCGCCAGTATCTATGTTATCGCTAGTGATCAATAGGTTAATGGGACCGCTTGTATCGTCGGGACCAGGGTTTGTGATAACAACTCTAAATGCCCTGTTATCATCAGCGTTAGTTGTTTTAACATCTCGGCTATTATTGGAGCTACTTATCATAATTCACCCTTTGCAATTTTAAGAGCATCGCCCTTAATTGTTTTAGGGTCTAACCATTCTTGTATGTCGGCAAAGAACCAACAGTACCAATTTTTACCATCGAACATTGGCGTTTGGTAATTGTAGTGAATTCCGTTTACCTGATTATTTAACACTTGCTGAACAATCAGATCTCCAGGGGTCTTCCCTACTAAGAATATATTTACGTTCGTTTGTTGCATAAATTAAAAGGGGGCCGAAGCCCCCGTTCTATTAAACTGGATCAAAAGAATAAAGTCTTGGGTTAGTAGCTGCTGTACTCTCAACACCGTAAAGGTGAGTAAGGGCATAGTCAGTCTTCTGACCTAGAACTTGTTTTTGCTCTTCAAAAGTAACTGCCTTTTGTCTAGCGAAAGCACAAGCTTCCATACCGCAAGCAACAAAGCCATCAGCAGGAAGTGCACTTGAGCTTGATTCAAAGATTGAGAAACCAAAAACATCAGTAACAAATCCGGCACGAATACCTTCAGCGCTACCATATTCGTTTGCACGAATGATGTTGTTTGTTCCTAGTAATCTTGTCATCCAAACAGGAGAAGCAGCGATTGCCCTTCCTTCTCTTGGAACGTTATCAAGGTCAAATTGCTCTTTAACTCTTAAAACTTCAGCAAGAGCGTCAGCGCCAGCAGCAGTTTCAGAGGTCTTAGCGTTAGCAACCATCTCAGCAAATACAGCATCATCAACTTCAGCAGCAAGAGATCTGGCAGCGTTTTCAACTGTTCTAGAAACTAGAGCAATTTTAGATTGCAAAGAACCTCTGTTGGTTAAAGAAAATGGAACTGACTTGTGACGACTAAGAGTTAACAAAGCAGCAGTTGGATTGATCGTCTGAGGAGTCATGTCCGTACCGTTTTCATTAACATCTTGAATCGCTAGCTCAGCTAACTCGATCATGTCTAGTCTATCCATACCTGGACCAACTTCAGCAGATCTATCCCATACACCCGGGATTTGTAGAGAAACAGCATTTTGAATTAGAGTTTTAGTAGTTAATGCAGAAACTACCTTTTGGATCGCAGCAGCTACGTCCGTTACGCTTGTGATTGCCATAATTAAATCCTTTTAATTATGAATGATTACTGTGAAAGCATTTGCCCTAGAGCTTCTTTCAACATTTCATTCGGGTTTTCGTTAATTCTTTCATCAAGTGTCTTGTCTTTAGGCTTGCTTTCGGGTCGGGAATTAACCATGCCATGCTTAGTGGTGCTATTAAACAGGTAGGGCTTGTGCTCTTTAACCCTGGCAACTGCCTCATCAACTCCTTGTACTGTTAGATTTTCATCATCAATACTAATGAGATCTTGAGGTAGTGATCTAATAACGTCCTCAACGTCAAACGCATTGTTTGCGTGCTTGGCAACCTGGAACTGTAAATCCTTCTTAATGGAAGTCTTTTTGTACTTGTTCAAGCTTTCCTCTAATCCGTGAGTTTTGTTTTTCTCGATATCGAGTAGTTCCTTCCAGTTCTCGCCTTCCTCTAGCTTTACTGCCTTTTCTTTTTGAACTCCGTCTCTTAGCTGTCGGTACTTTTCCTTGTACGTCTTTGATTCATCTAAGATTCTATTGTTCGTTTGCTCAAGTTGTTCAACTTTAGCTACAAGTGCCTCGACATCAATGCTTGGCCCTTGTGGTTCTAATTCTTTGCCTTCCTCTGGCTTTACTTCGTGCTGTTCAACACTCATTTGATTGCTCCTTGCTAGGTGTTCACCTTTTGAAAATTTTATTTGCTGTTTGAGTTAAGACTTCTCTAACTCTCTTACGTATTGATCTACTAAATTGCTCACCTTTCTTGGTTGGCAATAATCTTCTAATTACTTTAGACTTACCTGCACCTTGTCTATTATGAATATCCGCTAACTCATTGTCAAAACCAATTGACAACCCATTTCGTATGATTTTAACGAAAAAAGATTTAATCATCTCGCCTGATAGATACATGTTTACAGGAGATCTTTTCTTACTACTAAAATCACCCCCTCCTCGTCTGATCCGGTCCCTGTATGATTCGCTGTACCTCTTTAGTCTTTTACCATCAACAGGGGACCTACCCCCTGCTATTTCCCTGAGCACTTCAGTGTCATATGTTTTCTGCAGATTTATCCCCGCCTCTCTCTTGAAGCGCTTTAAATCTTTTTTTGCTGGATTAAAGTTTGTCCTAACTTTGGCCATGTAATCCCTATGCTATATATTCCGACATTTTAACATCGAGTACTTCGTTTACTATTTGCCCTAAAAGGTAACATAGGGATTCATCATTATCTTTTCCATACTTCACCCCTCTGTCTTCGAGTATAGAGATGGCACAGTGAAGTGCTTCGTGTGCAATTGTGGCGATACTATTCTTATCTCTAATCCATATAACGTGTACTACTATGCCATTATTTTCAGCGATAAGGTGTTGCCCAGTGACATGTTCGAGACTGTTTAACCTGTATCCAAAGTTGTCAAGAACGAACTTTTCATATTCCTGTGAGGACCATCCAACCATGTACCACCTATTTGTAAGATAAATACTGTCAAAAACCTTTCTTGGTTTTTTGATACTCTTCCTTGCTCTACTTTTCTTTGCCATTTATTTTTCCCTAAAAAAGTCCACCAAAAAGTCGTCAAACACATCACTAACAGTAACCTCGGTTGTTGTTACAGTTGAGAAATCCGTTATCGTTTGTCTAAACTCTCCGTTCTCGGATGGTCTTGATATCCTACCTTCTGACTCGTTTTCTTTTATAATTCTTTTAACTTCTCTTCTTATTTCTGGATCAAAGCTCTGTGACGGCTTTGGTATAAATCTTCTTTGGGGGATTCTATTGTTGTTTGATCGACTAAACTTGTTGTGACCGTCAGCTTTTCCAAGCTCTGATGATTTAAATATGCCGACCTTGATACCATCATCAGTGTTTTTAAACGTGAGCGCGTTTAGCATATCACCATCTAGGTCTAGGTTTGGTGTTCTATCACCCCCCTTTTCATCCTTGGCATACTGCTTATTTAGCGTTGGAAATGATTCACCAACAACGGGAGAATCACCATCTTGCAACTGGCTTAGTATTTCAGTTACGATGAAATCTCCAATCTCTTTTTTAACTCTCGAACGGCTGCTCTCTGGAACTTTGCTCAAGTCCAGGTCTACTTCCTTCGAGATCTCGCTCGGGATTGCCACTTAAAAACGTCCTTGCTTTTTCAGCTCTGGTAGAATTTATGCGCTCTAGTTTTTCTTTTGCTTTATCTTCTGAAAGGTTTGGATCAAATATCATTAGCTTTTCATGCTCTTCTATTAGTCCCATCTCGAACATGGTTCTAATGTTTGCTAGTTTTTCGCTATCAGAGACAAGAACCTTTGGTTTAGTAAATACGATGCCAAGTTCGTCATCTTCTCCGTAAGTATTCTTACCTAGAAATATTTCCCATACTTTTATTATGTCAAACATATCTATCTCGGCTTGAGTATAGAGCTCTTGATTATTTTCAATAACGTTTTGTACGTCAGCGTTTGCGATCATGCGCTCTAGTGCTGAACTAAAAGCTTCTGATCCGCCACTAACCCCTGTAGAGGTTGTGATCCCATGCTCTGATAATACTTGCTTTAGAAATGATAAGTATGTTTCTCTTTGCCCAGCAAGATCCGGTCCTGGGTTTATATAGCTGGCTTCAGTTGGTTTATCTTCAGGGTTTTTGGATTGTGGTAACTTGAGCGCTGTAAACAGTCCGGTAGTTAGCGACTTAAACTTACCCTCTAGTGATGTTGGATACTTTATTGCAAGAACGCCGGTACCTTGAATATTGGCAGCGGTTAATAACTCTGACTGAAGAGCGTTGTATATGATTGATTGATAAGCAAGGGGTGATTTAGTTGGGTAATCAATTGCAAGCTCTTTAGATATGAAAACAAATGGTATGATCCCTAGCTTGTTTCTCATCTTAGGATTATCATCTATGGGTACATAGGTTATAGACTTCTTGATCTCTTCACCGCGCTCTGTTTGTACGAATGTCTCTTCTACTTTAACAACAACCTGGTTTTCCATTGACCACATTGCATATACTTTAGACTGAGCACTTGAGTCTGATTGAGACTCAGCAATCAAGTCATCCATACCGTCACCGGAATTAGAACCTGCAACAATATCTCTGTTGCCATAATTAAGAATTACCCCGATAAGGTCACCAGTATCTTTATCTCTAACGATGCTGAACTCATGAGGCTGTAGAGTCATGAACTGATATCTCTGATAAGCATCATTAAAGTTAACCCACATGAGCGAATACTTGTGAAGATTAGTTACTGTGTCTAAGTACTTGAGTTGTCTCTTAGCATCAGCTTCTTTGTAGATATCTTCCAGGCGATCATTCTTAACGCCTTCTTCAACATCTCTTAAGGGTTGATCTTTATAACTCTGCGCGAGCTTATCAACAACCATTCTAGAAATAGAAACATCACTTACAGTATAACTGTCCCATGATTTAGGTCTTGTTCTCTGAAGTTCATACTCAACATAGGGCTTTTGATTACCGCTATAAACCTCCCAAGATCTAAAGGAGTCTTTTTTTCTATCCCGATCTTCGGACTTTTCAAGCTCCCCGACGATGGTTTTGATGACATTCTCATCTGTTAAGTCTAAATTTTTAGGCATCTGCAATCCTTTGCATTACTCGAATATTATTCCCTCAGTGTCAAATTCATTATCAATATATTTCTTTACTCTGTAAACGTAATAACCTACGGCACTGATTACGTGCTGAAACCTATCTGAATCATCCTCCTGATAAGTTGAACCATTCCTAAGCTTAGTTAACCTAAGACCCTCATCAACGGTCGGAGCGCCATTATATACTATTAATCGCCGCTGACCTAGGTCGTTACAACAATTGCTATTAACCATGTTTTGTCTGGCCCTTATTCCTGGGTTGCTGCGCGGGACTTCCATTGATACTTTAGGGTAACTGCCATCTTTTCTTTTATATCTTTCTATTTTGCGTTGTATTATATCGTAGTCAGTCTCATCACCTCGGGTATCTTTGTTCCAACCATTACAGTCTCCAAAAACTCTTATCTTGTTTCTGTTCTCAAGTATTCCTGAATCAATAATCTCATCCATTATCTTCGCTGTATTAAAGCCGTCGATAACAAACTCATTAAAAATGTGGAAGGTTCCGTTGATATATTGCGCCATTGCCATCGACATTGGTTTACCTTTACCAATGTTAAAGTCATGCATGAAATCTATTGGATACTTTGGATTGATCTTGTATTCGATATTCTTAGCGTACTGTTTTTCTGGGTCATATGCGTAGTATATAGATTCGCCTCTAATACTAAGCCAGCGCCCTTCCAGCATTCTCTTTGCCATTAATGGGTCTAAGTCACGTCTTAAGTTTTCAACATACCACTTAGGAAGGAAGGGATTTTGTGCTGTTAATGAGTAGAATACTTTCTTGCAGGGATGATCTTGATCTTCGATGAAATACTTATAGAGCCAGTGGTCGGGTTCGTCGGGGTTACACCTTATCGTTATAATGTTTTGCTTAACCTTGGAGAGCCTACCAACACGCATCTTTATCGCTTCATAAGCTTCTTTAGAACACTCATTACCTTCTTCAAAATCAGCACCAGATAACTCTAATGATCTAAACTTTTCGTAATCACCCTTCTCATATGAGTCACCTATAATTTCACTACCGTTAACGAACGTGATTACCATGTCTGACTTGTTATATGATCTAATCAATTGAGGAATGTCGGACAAGTGTTTAAGTAGTACGCCCCATGATGTTCTCTTTAGATCTTTAAGAACCCTTCGCGTCATGAGGTATCTAGCGCCGCTATTTTCTAAGCAGTGCTTAACTATTAAATGTACGTCTTGAATTGTTTTTGCTGAACCAATACTGCCAGACGAGAACTTCTCCAATACACCTTTCGAGTAATCAAAGAAATGTACGAACTTAGTACATTCATATTGCCAGGGAATTACCCTCGGATCGTGACTGGGAAAC